CGCCCCCCAAAGCCGTTCATTCGGGAAAGGTTGACGGTACAAGTAAGAAGTATGGAAGACGCCGAAGATGATCTTGTGCTCTACCGGACGGTGGCCCGGCCGAGCTCCAAGATTGCCCGCCGAGCCGTCGACGCGACGATCAAGCGTGCCCGCGCTGACGGCCGGCTGCCCGATGGCGACGGTATCGAAGTCGCGATGCTGCGCGGCCTGGCCGATCGCCTCGACTGGCTGCGCCTGGACGAGGACCCCAAGACCGCGTACGCGGAAGCCACCATTCAGCGGCAGCTACTCGAAACGCTGCGCGCGCTCGGCCTGATCGGAGCCTCAGAGGTCGACGCGGTAGACAGGCTGCTAGCCGCTATGGACGCCGAAGATGACGAGCCCGGCTGAACCGCGGCTCGCAACACGGCGCAACCCCGACAGGCCGACGCTCGGGCACCGCGTCGCGTTCGCAGCCAAGATGCTCGGAACGCCTCTGATGCCTCATCAGCGACGGATCGCCGACGTCGCACTCGAGCTCGACGACCCTCGTACCGGGCGCCCGGCGCACACCACGGTCGTTGTGACCGTGCCGAGACAATCCGGCAAGACAGCGCTCCTGTGGGCGCTGATCATCGCCCGCGCACTGTCCGAGCGGGACATGCGCATGTGGTACACCGCCCAGACAGGGCAGCACGCCCGCAAGCGGTTCCGCGAGCTCGTGGACGCGGTCAACCGCTCGCCCTTGCCGCCCGGCATGATCAGCGGGATCCGGCACAGCGCCGGCGACGAGTCGATCAGCATCGGAACCTCGCGCCTGTCCCTGTTCGCACCCCAGCCCGACGCGCTGCACGGTGAGGCCACCGACCTCGTGTGCATCGACGAGGCGTGGTCGTTCAGCGAGGACCGCGGGCGCCAGCTGATGCAGGCCGGCGCTCCGACCGGCGCAACCAGGCCGCGGCGGCAGACGTGGATCGTGTCCACGGCCGGCGACGACACGAGCGAGTTCCTCAATGCGCTGCAGGACAGGGCCCGCGAATCCGTTGACGACCCGACATCGCAGATCGCCTACTTCGAGTGGTCAGCCGAAGGCGTCGATCAATCACTTCCAGACGGACAGCTCGTCGACGCAGTGATCGCCGCTCACCCCGCGGCCGGCCGGACGATCGACCGCCGGTTCATCGCCTCCCAGCTCGAGGAGCTCGGCCGCGACGAGTGGCTGCGCGCGTTCGGCAACGTGCGCACCCGCGCGACCGCCCGCGTCATCCCGGCCGAGAAGTGGGCAGCCGCTCGCCGGCCGATCGACCCGCCCGCCGGCGGACCCGCAGTCCTGGCCGTCGACGTCACCCCGATGCGCGATCGGACAGCCATCGCGGCCGCGTGGACCGTCGACGGGCACTCCCATACCGCCGTGGTGGGACACGGCGACGGGACGGAGTGGGCGGCCGCTGAACTGGCCAGGATCAGCCGCCGGCTACGGGCGCCCGTGGTCATCGACGACGGCTCGCCCGCCTCGACCCTTATCGACCAGTTGAAGCGCGCCGGGATCCAGGTCCGCACTCTCAGCGGCCGCGATATCGCCCGCGCGTGCGGCGAGTTCTACGACGAGGTCATGACCGGCAGGCTCACCCTCACCCCCGATCAAGCCCTCGACGCGGCCGCGGCGGGTGCTGTGCAACGCACCCTCGCCGATGCTTGGGCATGGGGCCGACGCCGCTCCAGTAGCGATATCAGCCCGCTGTGCGCGGTGACGTGGGCGGCGTGGGGACTGCGACACGCCGAGCCGGGGCCCGTAATCGTCTAGCCGGCCGGTTCTATGTCCACTCTCCGGATGCTTGGACTGTGGGCAAGAAGAAGTCGATCAAGGCCGAGAAGAAGGCGGCCGCCCCCGCCTCTCGCGCCGCCGGACGGGCGGTCGACCCTTCGATCCCCCCACGGTCACAGGCAGTAGGCAGCCCCTTGGCGCTGCCCACGGTCTACGGCTGCGCCCGCCTGCTGCAGGCCACCGCCGCGCAGCAGGAAGTAACCGCTGTGCGCGGCGGTCAGCCGTGGCCGCTGCCCAGCTGGCTGCGCCGCCCCGAGCTGGGCACGGGGCAGATGCGACTACGGCCGATGGTCATCTACGCGGCCGCGAGCTCAGCGCTGGCAGGGTACGCCGCATGGTGGGCAACCCCGATGGGCGACGGTTGGGACCTGAAGCCCCTGGCGCCCCGCCGCGTCGACGCCGTGTTCAACCAGAACCATGAGCGGGTCTACTACCTCGACGGGCAGCAGGTCGACTACGTATTCCCAGCATCGACCCAAGCGTGGCGCGAGGCCGGCCTGCTGATCGCCGGCTACTTCATCGACCCCGAGCGGCCGCTGCCGCTGGGCCCGTTGCAGGCAGCTCGGGCAGGCGTCGCCGGATGGCTCGACGTCGAGGCTTACAGCGCCAATATCTTCAGCTCAGGCCGCGGAACGACCGGCCGTTACATGTCCACCGAGAAGGACCTGCCACCGGAAACACTCGAGGCCTACGCCGACGTGTGGATGGAAAAGCAAGCCGATCCGCTGGCACGGATGCCCGCGCTCGGCGGCGGCCTCAAAATCGAGGACTCGATGCTGGACCCCGAGACCGCGCAGTGGCTCGGCAACCGCGAGTTCAACGCGCAAGAGGCGTGCCGCATGTACGGGATCCCACCCCGCTACCTAGGCCTGCCATCGGGCGACGCGTCGACCTATGCCACCGCCCGCGACAACGATGCCCAGCTGCTCCGGTTCGCGACCGCGCCGATCACAGACGGAATCGCCGATGCATGGTCATCACTGCTGCCAGCCGGTCGCAACGCCGAAGAGGACGTCGAAATCAAGTTCAGCGCCGGCCGGATGCTCGCCCCCACTCCACTCGAAGAGAACCAGTCGGACCAAATCGCGATCGCCGCGGGCATCCTCACCGCAGACGAAGTCCGGCAACGTCGCAGTCTGGGCGCCGCACCCGCGGAGAAGGTGACCGCCAATGCCTGAGACGATCCGGGCCGAGTGGCCCACCCCGAACGCAACCGCGGCGCACAGCGAGGGCAAGTCGAAGATCCGGGGTCTGGCCATCCCCTGGAACACGCCCAGCCGTGATATGGGCGGCTGGCAGGAGATGATCCTGCCAGACGCAATCCAGGCCGAGTCGCTGATCGGCAAGCCGTTCCTCTGGCGGCACGAGGAACCGATCGGTTGGATCGTCCGGGCATGGACCGAGCCGGACGGCGTCCATATCGAGGCCGAGCTCTCCGACCCCAAGAACGGCCTCGGGCGCGCCGCGCTCGCACTAGCCGGGAAGGGGCCGCTGGGACTGTCCGCCGGCTACAACGTCGACGACCCGCCCGGCCCGCTACCCCGTGACGGAATCGCACGCCGCGCGGCGATCACAGTCGAAGAGATATCGGGCACACACACCCCGGCGTTCGTAACCGCACGCGTCACCCACACCCTCGAGGCAGGAAAGGCAGCCACCATGCCAGACACCGACACGATCGAACAGACCGACCAGACCGACGTCGACACCACGCCGGCCGCGCCGCCAGTGACGGTCGCAGCTGAGGCCAGCGGCCCGCGCGTCATGGCAGAGGACCGCCTGGCCGCCGCGCTGCAGGGCCAGATCAACGACCTCGCGGCCCGCATCTCACGTCTCGCCGGCGGTGCGACGTACATGCGTGCCGAGTCGCCCCTGGGGAAGTTCGCCAGTCTGGGCGAGTTCACCCGCGCGGCCTACGAGAAGCCCGAGCTGATGATGGCTTGGACCGATCAGACCACGACCGATAACCCCGGCCTGATGCAACCGTCGTGGTTGACCGACGTCAAGGGCATCATCGAACAGGGCCGGCCGTTCATCACCGCCACGGGCGGCCCCGCGTCGGCCGGTGAGACCGGCCTCGAAATCAACTGGCCCTACTACGCCGGTGACCTAGCGGCACTGTTCGTGAAACAGGCCGTGGAGAAGACGGAGATCGGCTCGGCGAAGGTTCAGATCCTCAAAGGCACCGCCGGTCTCGACACCCTGGCGTTCGGCTCGGATATCAGTCTGCAGCTGATCGAACGATCGACCCCCGCCTACCTCGACGCCTACATGCGGATCATGTACGCCGGCTATGCGATGGCCTCTGACGTCGCCTCGATCGTGGCCGCCGAGGCAGTCGGGACAGGGTCGGTCACCTACAACCCCGCTACGCCCGGATCCGTCTACCAAGCGGCCGTCGCCTCAGCTCACAAGGTCTGGCGCGCAACCGGTCAGCCGCCCAGCATCATCACGATCCGTGATGACTCATGGGACAGCGTCGCAGGCGCGGTGAAGGCTGACGGCGAGCCGCTGTACCCCGCCTACAACCCGACCAACACCGCCGGCAAGATGACCCTGCCCGGCGGCCTGGCGATCGAAATCGCGGGCCTGCCCGCAATCCCCGTACTCGGGCAGACCGTCCCGATAATCGTCACCAACGGGCTAGCGACCCGCTGGCATGAGGACGGACCCAAGCAGCTCACCAACGACGTCGCGATGAAGCTCGGCCGCGACGTCGCAGTCTACGGCTACGGCGGCCAGGCCGGCTACATCCCCGCCGGCGTTGTGAAGGTCACCCAAGGCGTAGCTCAGGCGGCCCGGAGCGGCAAGCAGTGAGCGATGAGCTCGAGACCGTGCCGGCGGCATCCATCGTGGTGCCGCCGACCACGGTCGACCTCGCGAAGTACATCAAGACCGACCGTGTCAGCGAGGACGATCTTGGCGCGGCACTGTCGTCGGCGCTCGGCGCTCAGGCGAAACGCTGCTATGTGGACTACTACAGTCCGGAGCTCTTCGAGGCTGCACTTAGGCGGGCCGCCCGGATCCTCGCAGCCCGCGGAGCACCGCTCGGCGCACTCGATCTAGGACCCATGGGCTCGAGCCCGCTCGTGCGGTTCGACGCGGTCATCGAGGAGCTCGAGGGCCCCGATCGGAAACCGGGCATCGGATGAGTCTCGGCACAGAGGTCGACACGCTGATGGCGGCGCTGCAGGCCGCGTACACAACCCGGTTCGCGGAGCGGGCCAACACCGCCGGCGATGTGACCATCGTTGTCGCGCCACCGGATATCGACGACTTCGGGTACAGCCCCGACGTCCAATGCCCGCCCGGGCGGCGCCAGTACACCGGCGCGGTGCTGATCGAGGCTGCCACCGCGAGCGGCGACGGATCCCGCGACCTGCTGGACGTCGTCGACGCGCTCGTGCCCGTGATCCACGCGGCCGGCTGGACGCCGCTGCGCGGCAGCGCGGTCGACGTCGAGGACCGGCCCGGCTATCTGTTGGCCATCGAGAAGAAGGGCGCCAAGCCATGACCACCAAGCAGCTGACCAACATCTACCTCGAGGCCACAATCGATGCCCTCGACTTCGCCTGCCAAATCGCGAAGGTCACCGACTTCACGCCCCCCTCACGGGCGAAGGGCAAGGCCGAGTACCCGGCGTGCCCGCCGAACCCGGACGGGACCGACGTCGTCGTGCTGACCCCCGGCGCGCCGCAGGAGGGCAAGGCGGCGCTCGATATATGGCACGACACCACGGCAACCGGGATCACGACTGCGCTCATAACCGCGCAGCAGGCCGGCACAACGATCGACTACACGATCGTGTGGCGGTTCGACGATCCCGCCGCCGACTACCAGTGGTCAGGCAAGGCGACCGTCGAGCCGATCAGCAACACATGGGACAAGACCGACTCCCGAGAATCCCGCGGCCCCGTGAACCTAACGATCCTCTCAGCCGTGTTCGGCCGCCCCGCCCCGCAAGCACCCGCGGCCGTGCTCGACGAGGATGCGCTGCCCGATGGCGAGAGCGTGGGCTGATCGCCGTGGCGCTGACGATCGATTACCGGCCCGTGCTCGACGCGGCGGACTTGTTCCGCCGCGCCGACAAGGAGCTGCAGGCCAAGATGCGCCGCGCGGTGACCCGTGAGGTGAATCCGTGGCTGCAGTCGGCGATCCGGCGCAAAGGCGGCGCCCTGGCGCAGGACGAGAAGATCGCCAGCACCGCCCGTGTCCGTACCGGCAACGACCCCGCCGTAGTCATCGGATCAGGCAAACGGTTCAGCGGCGGCGCGACCACCGCTGACCTCGTGCGCGTGTACGAGTTCGGCGGCAACCGGGAGCAATGGAACCAGTACCGCAACCGGTCCCCGCGCGGCAACCGCTACCAGGTCAAGCGCCGCACACAGCGGCAGATCCCGTGGCGCAACACGACGGGCCGATTCGTGTACCCCGCGGTCGCTGAAGCTGCGCCGATGCTCGTGCGGGCGTGGATCGACGTCATCCTCGACACCTACGACGAGGACCGCTGATGGCCCGCCCCATCGTCATCGCGTTCGCCGCGAACGTCCGCGACTGGTTGCGTGGGACCGGCGACGTCGAGAAGAGCCTCGACGACATCAGCTCGGACCTGAAACAGGCCGGCGACGACGCCGACAAGTTCGAGCGGGATTTCTCGGACGCGATGCGGGACGCGGAAAGGGCAGCCGATAAAGCCGGGGATAATATCTCCCGCGATTTCAAGACGAAAACTAAAGACGGATTCGGGGAGACGGGAAAGGAAGCCTCCCAGGAATTCAAACAAAACCTGGGTGAATCTCTCGCAAGCGGGGACGTCAGCTCGATCGTGCAGGACACGCTCGGCGGCCTCGTATCCGGCCTGTCGGGCCCGCTCGCCGGCGCCGCCGCGACCCTTGCCGGTCTGGCCACCCTGGCGTTCAGCTCCGTCCAGAAGGAGGCCGAGCAGCTCAAGGAGTTCACCGAATCCCTCGCGAGCACGCTGCAGGGACTCTACGAGCAGGGCATCATGACCGCCGACAAACTCGAGAAGCTGCAGGCGTTCAACCAGTTCCTTGAAGACCAGGCCGACACCATCGATGACCTCAGCGACAAATTCGGCGTCGCGGGAATCGCATCAGAGACATACCTGACCTCGCTGTTCCAGGGCGGGCCCGCGCTCGCCCTGCAGCGCGAAGAGCTCGAGAAGATCATGGAGCAGAGCAACACGCTCTATGTGACCAACAGGGGCATCCAGGGTGTGCAGAGCGACCAATACCTGGCGGCCGAGAGGCTGCTCGGCTACCTCAACGAGCAGGGCGACAAGCAGGGCGAGATCGCTGGGCAGATGACCACGCAGGCGTCGGCGTCGCAAGAGCTCGCACGACAACTCGGCCTCGTCGACACCAACGCCGATGGCATCATCGACGACTCTGACAAGATCGCCACGAACCTGACCACCGCCAACACCCAGGCCGGTGGGCTGAAACAGAACCTCGAAAACATCCCGTCGATGATCGGCGTCGAAATCAAGTACACCGCGAGCGGGTACACCGGCGGCGCGTTCCAAACCTCGGGCGGCGGGCAGCTCACGCCGGTCTACAAGGACACGCAGAGGGCCGAGTGATGCTCACCGCTACCGCGACGATCATCGACGACCTGTGGATGGTTCGCCTGGCCGCGTCGGGCGCCGCTGGTTCCGTGGATTGGTGGCGCGCTTCGGGCAGCGACCGGACGAGCATCGGCCAGGGCGCCGAGCTCGTTGACCGCACGGCCCCGCTGAACGTCCCGATCACCTACTGGGCCACCGACACCGGCGGCGGGTCGGTAGTGCTCGACCCGATCACCCTGCACGCCGAACGGCCGGTTCTGTCCAGCTCGATGCACGCGACCACGTACGAGGTCAAGGTGCTCTCCCAGAGCCCGAGCGGCCGCCCCCGCTCGGTTTACCATCCGGTGATCGAGCCGCACCTGCC